GTAGACGTGTTTATTAAAAAAACGGTGTCCGTTTTGTCACGCTTTGCGTAGTTACAACGCTTGCACGCAGCTACTAAGTTATCAAGCGTGTCTTCTCCACCCTTAGCCTTAGGATGCACGTGGTCTACTTGGTCTGCTACATCACCGCAATAAGCACACGTATACGCATCTCTACGTAATACATCTAAGCGTATCTTCTTCCAATGAGCAGTAGCTCTATAAGGCTTTAATGCCAATTGAACCTCTCTAGATGCGACAGGGCTTTACACCAAGAGCCATCATATCTTCTTTGTATGTATTCTATGTGTTTATCTATTTGAGTATACGCATCCCAATTAGGTGCATATTCACTCATGTGTTGGAATATGCCATAAGCACCGCTTGACTTATTAACTGCATTTACTCTCCATGAGCTCTCCTTATACGCTAACACGTTAGCGCACTCGAACTCATCCCAATCATTTATCTGGTTATGTAAATACAACTTAATGTTCATTAAATCGTTTACCGGCTTTTGTTCTTTTGTCGGTGTAGTTATTTCTTCTGCAGCGGCGAAGCTATATGTCATTAGCACCGCTAAAATGACAATAGAGCGGCCTAATGCTCGACCGCGAAGTGCGCTGCCTCTCAGGCGCGCAAGCGTTCGGAGCATACCAAGCTTGTCAAGTTTATTGCAATTTACGCGTGGGTTTTCGGCGTGTCGTACTCTTTGTGACATGACTCACATCTTTCTCTATTACCATAAATCCACAGGCCACAGCCTATGCATCTATGGATTAAGTTAGGCTCTGTAGCCACTAGCTTTGAGTAAGTAAGCTAAATCAGCCAAGGTAAGAACAGCCACGAATGACTCAACGGATTTCTCACCCTGACCGTTTAGGCGCAAGACACCAACCCCAAGTCCGGTGTCCTTTCTACGCTCTTGCAGTTGTCGCATAAGTGCTGGCAAGTCCAAGTTAGTGCGAGCTTTGATTTCAATGTCCAGCCCCTCGATGCCGGTCACATCCGAACCATCTCGACCCGCACCAACAGGAAGTGCATGTGTGAAGCCTTCGTCACGCAGGTAATCTGCTACAATTCGCTGCGTTGCATAGCCCCTATGTTTTCGGCTTTGTGACATTTAGTTAGACCTCACATGACATGTGCGACATTCGCATGGCTTTACTGTTCCCGCAGTTATAGGCTCGTTACAATTGTCGCACACGTCTAATCTTCTGTCTAATACCAGCATCATTCATCACCCCCGTATTTATCTTCGCAGAGCTCGCAGTATTCGGTAACTAATAAGCGTATCCATTTACATCCTGCACAACTTCCGGTTCTCATCCGCTCACCAATTCCTCATCTTCTGGTCTGTAAACCCACTTACCGCTTGGGTCTAATATCATCCAGATGCTCTTGCATTGTTCAGCTTTACGCTTCATAGGTAGAGGACAAGTCCAACCACGATAAGCACCCTTAGCGCCAGTACCTTCACGAAGCGTACGAAGCCCATGCTTGCACGCAGGAATAGGTTCGGCAGATAGATTCTGCATAACCAAATTAGCTGCACTCTCAAAAGCGGGTTCAAGGTCAGCTGGTGGTTCGATAGTGGTATCCCAAATAACTTCGGCTTGTGGGTTTGTTTCATTTAGAAAAGCCTTCTGTTCTTTGGTGCGTACGCGTATCGGTTGCTTACTGTCTGCCTGATAGTCCTTAACCTGAGCCATTTCAATAGCAGAAGCTCGCTTTCCCTTAGCAGAAATTCCGAGGTTCGCCAAGCATCTTCCGATTGCAGAAGTTTCGCAGTTTTCAGTCCAATGAGTGCTATCCACCCCACGGTCTTTGCGAGAACCTCGCGCATAGCCAGTAGCGGAAGCCATAGAATCTGCATAGGTACGAAACGCAGTAGCCTTGAAAATAACGATTTGTTTTTCCTCGTCATTGAAAACGAGTTCTGTGTGAATTGCTCCATCTGGATAGGTTTCATAGAATTTATGTATCCTCGTATCTACATCTTCGTAATCACTCAAATTGAACATCTAGTTTTTGCACTCCTTTTGCATAGTCGAGTTGTTCTTTGAAAGTCCAAATCGTGCCATCATGCCACGTCTGTGCTTCCATAGCGCAAGCATGACAGTAGTTTCTGACAACCAGCTTTCCATGCCTCTTAGAAGTTATCTGCCATATCGCCTGTGTCTGACCACGCCAATGGCTTGTTCCCCATCTGGCCTTGCAATAACAGCACCAAATTCCTTTTGGAGCTCTGCTAAGCATCCAAATCGTTCCAATCCTTGACTGCGAGTTCTCCTGCAATTGCGAAATAGGCGACCGCATCCAGCCAACTATCACTAACTGTTCTAGTTTCCATAAGCCTTGCAAGCTTGACCAATGCCATACAGATTGCAACGTCTGACGGGTCAATCTCTCTTTCGAGGAAGTCTGACCATAGCTTTGACGTTCTGAGCATAGTGAGGTCGTAATGACCATGCGTGAGCCCGCGTTCTGTAATTGTGTCCGCTGCATTAGTCAATATATCTTTCGCCCGCAACGGTTTTGCCCCGGTTGTATCCATCCCTGTAGCCCCTTTTGTAGTGATTGTTTTTTAAGTTGATAAACCAAGTTGTCAGCACAAGGCTAACTAATCCACACCATAAAATTACTTCTAATTGGTATCGAGTCATGAGTTCGCCCAATCGTAGTCTGTCAATATGACCCAACCGCCAGCTGCATCATTTGTAACCTCAAATGAAACGCCAATGCTTTTGAGGTAACTTCTTGCCAATACAAAATTGGCATAACAAAGCTCAAAGAAATAAGCCTTTTGCCAATTAAACGAAATGCCGTTATCAAAACGGTCAGCTTGTACCTTCCATTCTTGACCCCAATCCATGGACTGTTCCCACAAATTTGTAAAGTCCTCTGGATTTAATCTGACCTCTAGCTGCCCTATCTTCATGCTTCCCTTTCCTAGTCCAGATTTTGGACATACGAAAAGGGTACGCCTAAATGGCGATTGTCAATAACCGGAACACCGGCGTGTCCTATAACGGTAAGGTAACAAAAATGTCTATGTGGTCGTCTATAGTGCGGTGTAAATCAGGCTTGGTTTCATCCATACCGCTTGCCTTCAACTACGAAACTGCCTTGCTTGTCTATGGGTACAGCTACAGGCGTGACCCCTTTACGGTCTACGTACAGGAGCCCAATGCCCTTTTGCCAGTTGAATGAACCACGCGTGTAGTACGCCTGTGTTTCATCCATTAAATGACCTACTTCCAGCCCACGCAGAACACGCCCTAAAACGCCCCCAGAAGCCTCTGAGAAGGCCGATACCCCTAATCGGTGAGTATGACCACACACCACGCTCTTTCCATGCCTTCTAGCGGCTCCTAGGGCTGTTAAACCGGCATTGTGGTTAATGGCTTGCTCATCTCCGTGAACCATAATCCAGTCATGGCTAATCTCATAGGGCTTGCGGTGAAACTTGATGCCTAGATTCTTAAAGCCCATAAAGTTTTCATACTCTAATTCGGGCAAGCCAATAAGGCCGGGAAGTCTAGTTGCTAAGGATTTGTAGAGTCTGTCGGTGTGGTTGCTTCTGACAATATGGGTGATGCCCAATTCGAAGAGAACGCCCTGAGCAGCATCTCTATCGCGCCCAATTGTGCCGCTCCACTCATCGCGCCCACTCGACCATCTGCTAATAGTCTGGAAATCAAGCTCATCTCCGACACAGAGGACATCATCGGGTCGCCACTTGCGGATGAAAGCGGCCACATTTCTGACTGCTCGCTCATCATGAAATGGTACTTGCAGGTCTGAAATGACGACTATGCGCTTCATTCATCCTCATCGTCATCATCATAATAAGGAATATCAGCCGGTTCTGGCGCTATCCATTCAGGCAAGCGCATCTTTTCTTCTACATACCAGCGTGCTTTATCTTCACCGTAGCCAGCTCTGACTAGAGCATCGTAGCACTCAACAATTGAGGCAGCCCATAGGTCTATGGGTCGTAGCGGTTCGGCTTTGTTACGTGCAGCTGCACGCTCCTTAGCCTTGCGCTTAGCGGCGCGCTCGGCTTTTGTTGGTTTTCTTGCGCTCATTAGTAAGCAATTCTAGAACCATGTGCTCTAATTTTTCGATACGCGACACGATATTTGACCCTTCTAATAATGCCGGTACTTCGTGTCTAATAATGTAACGAAGGCCACCGACAATCAAGGCGACACACGAAAGTATGGCAGCTACGAAGGCTGCCCATTCTGCAGGGGTCATCGTCTGCCGAAGTGTGTATCGTTCTTATTCAGATAGCGAATTGCTACCGGAATTACCGCCGCTAGGCCGGCATTTACAATCGCATTTACATCCCAACCTACTGTCGCGTAGGTCGCTAAAGCTGCGGCCAGAAATGACCTGCCCCAACTTGCGGCGATTCTTTTTAGTTCTTCCATTTATTGGCTCTCCTGTCAGCATAGGTATGCGAAACATGCTTGCATCGTGGTCGCCCTTTTTGGTAAAGCTAACATGTATATGTGTGCGGTGTGGATTTACCCCGCCTCTGTATTTTCTCCATTTGTAATTGCCAATCCATGAGGCAATACGACCGTCATAAATGACATAGGAGATTCTTTTATCCACTCTGGCCAATAGTCGAAGCTGATTCGCAAAATCATGTGCTTCGGCAGGGTTGGTGGAAAGCTTATGGTTAAAGTCGTAGGCACGTACAATGCCCGAATCAGGGCAAGGGTTATGGTCGCTGCGCCTAGCGGCATGCCTAGAGTCACCGAGCCAGCCTTCTGGAGCCACTCTAATTCTATCGGGGAACGCATCGTCTACCTGCTCTCGAAGCTGTTGCCCTGCCTTACAAAGTTTTGGCATAATTTTGAGGGATTGTGCTAATCGCGGATTATCGGCTGAGGAGTGGGAAGCAACGCTTCAATCTCTGCCTCAGTTAATCCTAACTTTTGATAGGCGGCGATTTTGTTTGCTCTTAATTCTGCTTCTTGCTGCTCTTTTGCCTGCTGTTCTGCCTCATAAGCAGCGACCTCGGCATCGCGTTGCGCTTGTTCTTCGTCAGTCATTTCCCTAACGATAACTTCACCAGTTGCATAATCGTAAATTGAGATTTTGTCGTTCATTATTCCGCCAATCCATAAATTGCTACTGTGCCAGTTATATTGCCCGAGGATGAAAAAATCTTGAATCCTGTATATGTTTGTGCTTGCGCAAGACCGCCAAACGCATAAAAGGCTGCGTTATTATTGGACATACCTTGTCCATATACTGTCGTTCTATTTGATGAATTACCTGCTGGTGTCACATAAAAAGAGGTTGAACTTGTTTCGCCAGAATATAAGCCTTTAAGAATTGTTATATGTGCAGCGTTATGGTCGCCACCTAAAGTTTGAGCAGCAGAACTATTGACAAAATGATTTCCTGCATAATAATTGGCTGATTGAACTGTATTAGTTGAATATTGTAGTTGTAGTCTTAAATCACTACCAATATTGCCACTAACTGTTTCTACTACTACAATATAAGCGGTATAAGTTGAAGTGAAAACGCCATCAAAAGCCTGAGAAGCAACATTGCTAAAATCTACTCGGCTAATTTTGGTTAAGGCTCCGCTTGATGCAGCAGCCCATTTTAATCCGGTGGTTTCCGCACTATCCGCTACGAGTGTGTGGCCGTTGGTTCCTACGTTAAGAAAACCAGTCGTACCGCTTCCAGTTCCAACAGCCAATTGACCTTTAGAAGCAAAATTAAGTTTTAGGTCGGCAGTTCCTGAAGTTACTCCACCCGCTAAACCCGAATTAGCACCTGTAGTTATCCCGGTTATGTCACCTGTGGAACCAACAGACACCCAAGAGCTACCGTCATAAACCTCAACAGCATTAGTATCTTGTAAATAGCTCATCATGCCTTCGGCAAGCACGCCGGTAAGCGCGGTGGTTCTGGCAGTAGCATTGGCAAAAACCATGACCACTTGCTCTTGTAGGTAAGTGTTTACCTGTGCGGCGGTTAATACATCGCCTGTGTTGAATAACTTATATCCTGCGCCGGCCATTCTTCTCCTTTAGTAGCTCAGAACATCTTCGCCAAGTATACCGTCAATTGACGAATTCAAGACGAAACCCGCTACTAGCGGCTCTGAGGTGAATAATCTGGTATTCCATGACGATTTGGTTATGTCATGGTTAATGCCTATTACCACGCTGTTTTGGGTAATGCTGCTAGAACCCGGCATGGTTTTCTTGACGGTTACTCCATCAAGCAATTCTATATCTACGCCTGATAGTGGCTTATTTGGGTTAGTATCGTCATAAAGGTTTAGCACAATACTGTCCACGCGTGGCTCAGGGTCTTTACGCGTAGCCAAAATAGCCTTGGCTTGGTTGAGCGCCTCTGTGTCATTTTGCACCAAAATATCTTCTCGAATACCTGAGTGCAAGAAGTATTTATCTATGCTGTTTTGGTCTGAGGCTACTTGGGCTGTGCCGCCCGAACGCTTTACGCTTACCGAGTTAATCAAGGTTGTATCGTCAAAAGCTACTACAGCATCTTGGTAGGAAATAGCTGTGCCATCATCTGCGAAGCTATATGCAGCTGTCGCTGGCGAGCTAATCATGGCATTTCGATTCTTAAAATTAACAATACCTTGGCCATCTAGAAATACGCCACCAAGCTCTGAATTTTCCACCTGTTGCAAGGCATCTAGCACGTTGCGCTGTGTGCCGGGGTCTGCCTGTAGGGTTGAATCGCCGGTGTCAATGTTACGAAGGCTTACAGGAAATTCTATCTGGTCAAGTATCTTGTTTATGCGTGTGCCTGAATCTTGGCCAGCTGTACCGCCTGTAACTGTGGTAATGCTTGCACCTGAAAACAATCTAAAACCATCCACGCATCTAAGTGTGACCCGGCTCACATCTTCTGTGCCTTGCCAAAAGCCGGTGTCATAAGCCTGAATGTAACCGCTGAATAAGTAATAATCATTACCGCCATAGTCGGCTGTAATGATTATCTGGCGTAGCGGCACTAAGTCGGGGTAATAAGCGCCAGCCGGATTAGCGGGATTCCAATTGCCGTTTTCGTCATAGAGTTGCACGTCTGCTGTGCCTGATACGAATTGGCCGGTGATTCGATTCCTGCCACGTCTAATGGCTATGCGCTCTACAAGACTTGTGACCTCAATAGGTAACACGCCCGAACCAAGAGTATTAGTTCCAAGGATGCCCTCGGTCGCGCTATCAAGGATAAGCGGGTTAATCTCGAAAGCGGTATCGCTGTAGAAATCTACAAATACGCGTACTACGGGTGCTGGCATTAGAGCCTTGTCCTAAAGTGAATTAAGCTCTGGCCATTGTTCTGAATCTCATAAAGTTTATCTGCAATAGATTGAGCCAAGTCCGCTTCTGCAATAACGCTACCAGCGACATTAACAACCACTTCTGGTTCGCGCATGCGAATATCGCCTACACCATAGCCACCGGGTGTTAATGGCAAGCTAGCAAAAATGTTATCCAATTCAGCCATGGTTTCGCTTATATCGGTCAGAGCCAAAATGCTTTCGGCTTCGGCTAGGGCTGCATCAAATTCAGTTTCTAAAGCATCCTTAAACGCCATCGTAGCCACGCCCCATGAAGCTTTAGGGTCGCGAATATCGTAATCGCCCCATGGCGTTTTGCGGATATTGCTATCAGTTCCACCACCACCGCCACCGGGAGTAAACGAATTATTGAGGTTGCCATTTATGTAAACGTTATTCGCTTGAACATCCATGCGTTCTAGCTTGGTGACCGTCATTTTGTCTTGGTCTAGCTTCAAGCCTTTTTCTGCGAAAAGCACGTCAATTGGAATCTGCCAGTCGAGCTCTTTGAGTAGATACTGAATACGTGCAATTGTCGCTGGCCAGTCGGTAAATGGATTCTCAGCCATTTCTGGTAGGCGTGCCAATAAGTCTGCAAGCTCAGCTGCCTGTGCTTCTGCCTCACGTAGTAATCCGCTGTATTTGATTACATTGTCCACGTTCTCATTTAGAATGGCACGCTGTAATTTTAAGCGGTATTCCTCAACATCGTTAATCTTGCCTTTTAGAGCAGCTTCAATCTGGATACGCTCCATATCAAATGTCTTTTGTGCCTCTGCAATTATCTTTTGATTAGCTGCATCCTTCTTCAAGGCATCCGAAGCGGTCTTGCGGTCTTTAGCAATCTTGGCTGTTTCCTTGCGCTCCAATGCCAAATACTTGGAACGCTCACGCATATAGGTACGTTGTTTAGCTGCATCTGGCGGAGCGAACGCGCTGTTAATGGATAAGGCAAAAGCCTCGATTTCTTTTCGGCTCTTAAATAAACCGCCAGTCAAAACAAATTTAGTTACTGCTATTGCCTTGGCTGCGCTTCTAAACGCATCGCCAATCTTTTCACCGGCTGTGGCTAGAAGCTCTAAGCCTCTATCATAATTGCCACCACCTAATGCGGAAAGAGCATCTATTACACCTTCGCCGATAGCCTCGGCAGCATCGCCCATAGCGATATTTAATTTCTGTATTTTGCCTTCGTAAGTATCCGCAGCTGTAGCCGCTGCTCCACTAAATTGGCTAGATAAGGTTGCGACAGTTCTTTCAAAACCCATAGCTTCTAATTGAGCTGAGGTGTAGCTGGTCTGTAATTTTCCTAGTGAAGTGTAGTTACCATTAAACGCGCGACTGAGTGCAGTTACAGTTACGGCCAAATCCTTGCCAGTTCCCGCTGAAATATCTAGTGCAGCGTTTAGTAATTCTTGTGACTTAGTTACGCTTAAAGTTGTATTGGCTAATTGTTGAAATGCCGGATATAACTGTTCTTTAGTTACTGCGGTGGCTTTTTCTAGGCTTTCCAAATACGCATCTACGCCGCCGGATTCAAAACGCAAGCCTAAGTTATCTAAAGACTTTGATAGTTTCTGGACTGCCGCATCTTCGGCCGCAAAAGCCTTCACGCTTCGCTTTAACGCCGAGATTCCTGCTACTGCGACAAATGCTCGGGTGGCGCTTCTCCGTAGATTATGGAAATTCTTATCTAGTGCGCGTGTGGCTTTATCGGCACGCTTAAACTCTTTGTCCTTAAACTCACCAATGATTCGTACAAAAATGTTAGTCATGCGGCCACCTTTGTATCATAAATAACGCTCTGGCGGTTAAACTCTCGCTGAGCATCTTGAATTGCTTTCATAATTGCATCTACAGCCTTGCCTTGATTTTCGGCATAGGCGGCATAGAGTAAGCGGCCTTCGGTTTTCTTATTGCTAGAACTCTTGTAATTCTTCATCGTGCCAATGCCGTTATTTAGGCGGTCAATCATCATCTGACCGGCTTGTGCATTATCGCTAAGCGATTGGCGACTTCCGCGAACGTAATAGTTCACGCCACCGCGTGTGGTACGTCTGGAGTATTGTGGTCTGCCTTGCGGATGCGTTCTGCCAGCTGTTTCAGCGATAGCGCCAGCTGCATCTTTGTTAAGCAAGGTAATCATAGACACAAAGCCAGATTTACTTTTCTTCTGGCGACCCATTGAATATGTCAAGCCTTGGCGAATTTCATCACCGTTGTAGTACGGAAAATAAGATGCGCCAGCGGTTTTGCCGCGGTAATTAGTCCAGTTATCAGGTGCACCAAATATGTTGTTAGGCACTTTAGCCCTAGCATCTTGAATAATTGGTACAAGCTCAGCCTTGATGCGATTGTTCATATTCTTGGCAAGCTGAGGCGACAGGTTTTGTAACGCTTTCTTAAACCCGGCGAGTCCTTCTACCTCTATTGCCATTTTGGGCTTGCTTCTCCCTTGCCTGTTGTTTATACACCTCTAGAATGGCTTTGAGCATGGAACTGTCCATCTCTATCCACTCTCTTGGTGGTATTCCTGTGTGAACGACTAACTGCGCGATTCGATACGTGAAGGAATCGCGCGTTAGCCATTTGGGCTGTCGTCTGCTACCACCTCAACCTCTTTCAAGGTTTCTAGGAAGGGTAGCCCGAAAAGTTTTACATCCGGCGCATCTGCGCGGCGTAAACACTCCCAAGCAAGCCAATATATGTGCTCTTGTCTTTCATCTTCTCTAAAAGCTTTGTGAAAGCCTTTACGAAACTGTTGCTCAAAAGCATATTCCACAGCGGGAGTTACTTCGTGAGTTGTAACTGTACCGTCTGCCCTTGTGATTTTTAGACTTGCCATGTTGCCCCTTTATTTAATTAGAACGTGCCGGAATCGGCAACGGTTACTGCGGAGTTTACCGTAAAGGTTATGTCCATAGTTCCAATATCGCCTACTGCGCCGTTAATTGGTGTTAGATTGTTTACCAAAATATCACCGCTAAACAACTTATTTGTCGCGCTTACAGCTGTACCTTTTTCCTGCAACAATTTGAAGCCTACGGTTGTTCCATAAGCTGAATTTAGTGTTGCCAAAACGTTGGTGGCCGCTTGGTCATTTAGGAAGGAAACGGTCAAGGTTGCAGACTCCAAGCCCTTAACGAACTTGTGAGCTGTATCACCCATAGCCGTAACTTCAAGCTCGTCAAAAGCCTGATTTAGTGTAACGGAAGTAACGTGGTCGGAGAGGTCAACGGAGTTAATCTTCACACCGACTTTGTTGTTCAAGAAAATAGCCATTGACTACTCCTCATCTTTCTTAGTTGGTTTTGGTTCAGCGGGCTTTACCTGACCGATTTTGGCAAGGAAGGCCTCGCGTTCTTTATCTACATCAGCCATGTTTAGCTCCAATCTGAGAGAACGCTGATTTGGACTTCACCGCTAAGCAGGTCACCTGCCGTAGCGGTCAAGACTGTCGGGGCGCTAAAGTTCCCAATCGAGTATGCGATTGTGGATGCTTCTAGCTTATTTACTATGTTTAGGTAAAAATCTTCAATATTGGTTAGATTACCCTGATTATCGAACATAGGTGCTAATACTACCAACTTAAAATTGACTTTTGGCTTAACCGTTTTGTAGTGGTCATTACTTGGTTCGATATATGGGTCACCCGGTTGCACTACAACGCTGTTGGCAAGCGGTGTGGCAGGTGGGAAGGAAAACACCTGCCACACAGCATTATCACTTAGTGCAGTCGCGATTGTTCCCCGCAGGGTAGTTATTGCGCTCACCCTACTTGACCGCCCGGTGCTAAGTAATCCGCAAGCAAGCCTCGTACGCGAGCCATGAGTGTATTACCCATGCGATATGGTGAAGGTTGAAAATCAGGTGAAATGCCGCCAGCGTTAGAAGCTTGGCGAGCTTGCCAAATATCTATGGCAATCATTAGGGAAGCTTGATTTACTTCCGGGAGTGTTGCGTAGTCAATGGCTTGCGTGCCATATACGCGACCCCAAGGCGCAATTGTGTGATATGCGCGTGTGGTAATTTGTGCTTGTACGAATTCAAGCCATCCACCATTAGTTTTAGTAATTACATGTGAGCCATTAAAATGCTGGCGTACGTTCTCAACCGTAATAGTGTCGCCAACAACAAATTGCGCAGGGTTTTCATAAATATAAATTCGCCCTGTTGTTCCGGTTGCTTCGATAGCGTAAACGCTTTGAGTGTTAAACCATAACTTGCTTTTGACTATGTTCTCAGCGGCTTGACAGACTTCTTCGACTACTGCCGAGCTATACAAATTGCCAATTCCAAGTGCCGAACGCAATTCAGCTTCGGTGACGTATGTAGCTGGCATATTTTCCTTTCCGGGGTTATCCCCGGCAGTAGGGCAGAACTGCCGGGGTAACTCTAACTACTTGGCTAATTAAGCCTTGTTGAAGCGGAACGCTCCCTTTGGCTTCTTGGTAGCAAGAGCTCCATAGCCATAAAGACCTACTTCGATTTTTCCTGAGCCAACAGTTTCAGCGCGGAGCTGTAGACGTGGAGACTCGTACCAAGTGAATGAATCGCGGTTTAGAACCACAATGCTGGCATCTCCATCGCCTGACTCTGTGTAATCAACATAGAGGTCGAGGCCAAGGATATTTCCGCGGATGCTGTTAGCACCAACAGAGCCCATAGCATTTTGTGGTTGGATTGCGGTGAGGATTGGTCGCTTAGCGGTATCGTTCAACGCAATAAAGTTAGCCCATTGGGTTGGGCTTGCAATAATTCCGGTTGCGAAATCGAATGTATTTGTGTAAATGTCCGCAGCTGCACGTGAGATGAAAGCTGAAAGTTCATCGCCATCCCATGGAAGTGTTACGGTTGTAGCATCAACAGTTGCAACAGATTGGATTGTTTCTTTTGCATACTTGTTGGTTTGCTTAGCGTAAGCATCAGCCATCAACGCCGTCAATTCTGCAAAAAATGCCGGACTTGTGCGGTCTAGGACTTCCACAGAAAACTTCTGCATACCAGCGAATTTCTTGACATCAACATCAAGATATTCGATTTCTAGTTGAGTATCATCAAATGCTGCACCTTCTGCAATTGTTCCAACAGTTGGAGCGGTCTTAACGCGTGGAATCTGAAACTTCATACCTGCATCTGGAAGTGTTCCAGAAGAAATAGCTTCAATTGTTGGGCGAACGCCGGTGCTCTTGGGATTTACGACCTCTGCAAGCTGGCGGGTAGGTACAAGACCCGGTACATCGTTAGTTGTATCTGTATCGGAAGCCGCTGCAATCCATTGACGTGCTGCATCATCGCCAAGAGCCGCGCGAACGGTATTCTCGACATAAAGAGCAGGTGTGACTTGGATGCGTGGCTTAGCATAAATTGGTGCAGCAACAGTTGGGCGCGCAGCTTCCACCGCAGGGGTTTCTACCACAGGCGCAACGGTTGCGGTGTCTGGAGTGTTCTCCACGACTGCCTCGCTTTCGTTTTCGGTTGGTTTTTCTTCCACTTCTTCTTCGGAAGCGGCTACGCTCAAAACTTCTGCGGTCTTAAACGCAGCAGCTTGAACAAGACTAGTTTCATATAATTTACTTGCTAAAACTTTAATAACGCCATTTTCGCGCTTACTGTCAATTACTTCTACACCGACAGATAAGCCGGAACGTAATTGTTCACTTGCCTCAACCAACGCATCACTACCGCGCGTTGTATTACTGACCTTAAATGTGGCGTAAATCCCTTCATCGGTTTCTTCATACGAAATCATACGACCTAGAGGTTTTTTGGCATCATGTTCAAGTAACAATTTTGGCTTAGGGCTCTCTGGTATTTCAATTGAGCCTTTTGTGAAAATTACTTTACCTGCGCTGGTGTAGCCAATTTCATTATCAAATGGCACAATCTTGCCGCTAATGGTTCTTTCCTCAGCGTTGCAGGTTATATCGTTAGAGAACGTTAGGCGCATCGTCATTTCCGTTCGGTGATAGGTTTTCCATTTCCATAGCTTGTTCTACGGTAATTAAACCAAGCGCAAGCATCTTTTCAATGACCGCAAGACGTTCTAAAGCATTTACAGCTAAGAACGCATCTTCGACATTAAATTTTACAATGTTGCCTCGCGCAGTTATATCATCCATAGATAACCTGTCTTGAATCGCGTGAACGTATGGCGCGAGGCTAAGGCTAACGAACTGGCGGCGTTCATCTTGAACGTTCGCGTATGTCATGCTGTTGTTCATATCTGCGCTAATGTAATAAGCCGGAACATTCATCATTCTGGCAATTTGAGTAGCTGTGCTTTGTACCGCATCTACAAACATCATGTCGCGCGGTGAAAATGCAGTTGGTTGGTATTCAAGTGTGCTAGTTAAATATGCTGTCGAGCGGCGTTCACGTGCTGATTTCCATGCAGCGAGGATTGCTTGCACTTCTTCTTGTGATAAATCCGCGCCATTATTTTTCAACACACCTGTAGGCATTGGAGTTGCAGATGCAACACGCATCGCAGTTTCCAAGTCAATTGCAGAGCGAAGCGTGCGAGCACCGCGTTGTAAAACTCCTTCGTCTAATCCTTGAAATGTAACTAATGAACCAAGACCAGACATAGGTACATCTGTACCATCTATTGTGTAGGAAATAATGAAATTGCTATTAGAGTCGGTGCGGAAAGATACGCGACCCGGTGCAACCCATTCAAAACGTGCTGGTCTACCATCGTCTGCATAAACTTCAGTAACGCGCCAATATGCAACGCCAAAAAATAAAAGTGAATCTACTGTCCATGCAATCGTCGTGCTAAGTGGTTGGTGAATTGAAGGTTGCTCTAACCATAATGGCTTGCCAAGTTTTTCACCTGTGCTTTTGCGATATAGTTCTAGAGGAAAACTTCCAATTGTGCCAGCGATTAAATTTCTGCATCTTGCAACGCTCGGAACAGTCATAGCTTCATCGCGGCTAACCGCAGTTAAAGCAATTGGAAGATAATAATTAAATGAATCCGTCATTAACTGAGGCGCAGCTTGCGCTTCAATTTTCTGCGGTCGGAAGCGGTCAAATAAACCCATTGTCGGATAGGATACCACACAAGCCCGACATATCGGACATTTATACCGCTATAATTGCAGGTTTCTCTATCGGCTTGTTTAGTTGGTGGACACACATAGCAAGTGCGATAGCGGCGGAAACATCGCCGGCAGATTTACGCCTGACAATACGCCAGCCAAAATCTGTTTCCTTAGCAGCTGTGTTGTTTATCGAATCAACCAGCGATTGTTGCCCTGAATGAACCAACCGGCCATGAACGATTGCATCTAGAAGGTCGCTACAAGCCTGATAGAACACTTGGCCGCTCATATCTTGTGTCTTGTGTCCCGATAGGGCTAAACGTTCGGCTACGGTCATCGTGGCGTATTTATCGAACAAAATTACGCGCGGTCGATACTTGCGAGCCCACTCATTAACTTCTACCGCCATTTTTAGCTCATCCACTTGTTGCGCGCTAGTGAACTGAGCAATCACGCCTACAGCCATGCGCCCATCATCCATAAGCTGGCCAGCGACTAGGCTTCCATCACGTTTAGTCACCGAAATGTCTATTGCGAACACAGTTGGCCTACCGGGCAGAATTTGTAGGTCTTGAACGGTCAATTCTTCAAATGCTCGGTATGGGAACGGACTGCGAAGGGCGCTCACCCATTGGCACAATACCTCGGTGCGACTTGCTTCCACACTAGAAGTGGCGATTGCTTCTTCGATTGTGGATTCGTCAATTAGATAGCCCAATGCCGGGTTAGCCTGATACCAAGCATCTTTATCGTCAAGCTTGGCAAAATCTTCGGCTGAATACTCCCAATAGCCAAGGCTTCTAGGTGGGTAGCTCTGAGCGCGCTGGCGAATATCGTTAAGCACGCTGCTAAATGCATCGCCAGCGTTGGAGCACATAAATACCTGAGCATTAGGTCTTGCGCGTGTTATCGGTCTAGCCGCTGTCCAAGCCTCAGAACTTATTTCGCGCATTTCATCCACGAAAAGCAAGTCCGCGGTTTTACCACGTGACCCATCTCTAGTCGCCGCAACTATCTCGTATCGAGCTCCCGATAAAAGCTCTACCGATTCTTGGCCATTAGCCACGCGGACTTGCTTCACTTGTGCGTTAAGTGACGGTGTCGCTTCAATAACATCTACAACCTTGCGAAAGGTGTCCAAGGCCATAGCTCTATTTGACGACATCGCCACTATATTCATTTCGCCAAAAATAAACAAGCCCGCCAGTATGCGGATTCGCGCCAAATGCGTTTTACCGTTCTGACGTGCGATTAGTAGTAAATTAGTCTTGCGAATGAACTTACCGTTTTTATCTACCTTCAACATGTCAGTAAGCACGTGCTCCTGCCAAGGTAACAGCTCTTGACCAATTTCTTTTAGCCAAGGCAACACTTCGTCTATGCGACTTTTGCCCTTTATGGGCGCATTACTCAGGCGAGGCTTGGTAGCACCCTTGCGAACCGGCATCTCAACTAGCCCCCTTTTCACTTGGCATCAAGAACGGTGAGTCTGAATCAATCCGGACTGTTGTGGTTGATTTCGCACCGTTTTGTCCTGAATGTCCGAATTTTGGGGATAAATTGCCGCA